TCATTACAACAAACTAGATTTCAAGTTACAAATTCAAGAAAAGCGCCAGGCGATTGTTTCCTAGATTATTTATCAAGCGAAAGATATGGCGCTGCTATTCCTTTAGTTAATATTAACACTACAAGCCTTACTGCGCTTAATGCTTATTCTAATGCATTATTTACATATACACCTTATACAGGCGGAAGCGCTACTCAACCTAGATTTCAATTTAATGGTTCTTTAGATACTAATTTAAAGATTATGCAAAATATTCAAGCCATGTCGGATTGCTGCGATTGCTTGGTTAAATACAATGAGATTACTGGCCAATGGGGTGTTGTTACTCAAACACCTAGTTATTCTGTAGTTATGGATATTAACAATAGCAATATGATTGGCGGCATTACAATTAGTCCTATTGATCTTAATAATTCATTTAACATTATTGAAGTTAAATTTCCTGATGGTTCTGCAAAAGATTCATTTAATTCAGCCACTTTTGATTTAGCTACAATTGCACCTACACTTTTATTTGATAATGAGCCTGTTAATAAACAATCAGTTAATCTTTATTTAACTAATAATAATGTAACTGCTCAATATCTTGCTAATCGCATGCTTGAAGCGGCAAGAGAAGATATGCAAATTCAAGTAGAAATTAATTTTATTGGGCTTGAATTAGAAGCTGGCGATATTGTTACTGTGACTAATGCTAATTATGGTTGGGTGGCTAAATTATTCCGCATTAATAAGATTATTCAAAAATTTGGCGATGATGGAAAAGTAACTGCTTCGCTTTATTTAATGGAATATAATCCATCCGTTTATGATGATCAAAATATTACTCAATTTACACCAAGCCCAAATACAGGCATTGGATCAGCAACTACATTTGGAACAGTTCCAGCGCCAGTTGTTTCAGCATCATATCCTACGGCTTCAATTCCAACTATATTTGTAACGGCTCAAGCTTCAAGCGCTGGTATTACACAATATGCTGAAATTTGGTATTCAGCTTATAACAATCCTACTTCTACTCAATTAATATTTGCTGGAACAACTGCCGTTCAACCTAGTGGCAATCCTTATAATATAAGTGAAACTTTACCGCCTGTTCAAATTAACTCTTTAGCTGCTGGCGATTGGTATTTTTATAGCCGTATGGTTAATTCTTTAGCTACAAGTAATTTTTCACCGGCATCAACTTTATTTAAATGGCGACCACAAACTTTCCAATATGCTGAAAGATATTTATCTGTTGCTTATGCAGACGATATCAATGGCACAGGATTTAGTTTAAACCCTAGAAACAAACTTTATTTTGGCATTTATAATCAAGCTTCTTCAAGTCCATCCACTAATCCAGCCGATTATGCTGGAACATGGACATTAGCCGATCCAGCTTTTGGCACAAATATATATCTAGTTTATTGCAATCGTTCAAACTTTAAATATAGTTTTGATACAGACTTTGCGACTTATGCTTCAGGCACAGGCGCTTTCGTTCCAACAACTTTAGCTAAATTTGATCCTAAATTATGGTCAGCTTTACCTGATGGCACAAATATTATTGACATGGTTTTAGCAACTGGTCAATTTATTGGTGTAGGAACAACGACTATTGGAACTGGTCAAATTAAGATTACAAATACTAATGATGGACAAGTGGTAGCTTCATTAGATCAATATCTTGATTTTGGTGGCGCACAAACATTTACTGGATCAGCCGCTACAATTACAGTTGATGTATTTGGTCGAGTGGTAGGATTTACTGTGCCTGATGACTTCTTTATGACAACGGAAGTATTTACGGCAACTTCAGGCCAAACAGTCTTTACACCAACGGCTAGAAATGTGGATTATATTGCTGGTCAAGATTTAATATTTGTTAATGGTGCTTTAATGTCATTATCTGATTACACAGAAACAACAACTACATTTACTTTTGGCACAGGATTAGTTACAGGTGATACTGTAACTTCAATATCTATGCGCGCTAAAGCTAATGGTAAATTCTATGCAAATACAAGCCTTGTTGTAGAATCAGTATCAGGATCAAATGTAGTTTGGAATGCAGCTCAAATGCCATTTCAAAATATTCTAATTGGTGATAATTTGACATTTACTAATTTAGGAACGCCAACAAATTATACAGTCACTAATGTAAATTATACGACTAGAACAATTACATTTAGCGCAACAGTTACAGGCGTATCTGCTGGACAAAGCATTTATACATATAGAGCCGCTAATAGCTCATATCCAGTATTTAGTCGATTTGAAGCTGATCTTGTTTCTTCTTCAAATTATACACCTACAGAATGGGCTTTTAATTCAGGATATGAATTACCATTTTTAAATGGAACAATTACACCTGATCAAGATTTTGATATTTCAGGTAATACTTTTACTAACTTTCCTTCAGCCGCTACAGGAAAATTGATCATTATTCAATTTAATCAAAATAACACTACAACACCTGTTGGAACGCCAGTTAATGTCAATATAAATACAACTATTGGTGTGGACACTTATTCATTTGGATTTACAAGCAATGCTTTAAATATCTATGCAAATGGTGTATTATATAAAAGTGGTGTTGATTATACGCCTTTAACCAATAGTTATACATTGGCTAATGTGCCAACAGATAATATTACTATCTTACAACAACAGTCATTCGCTCGCGCTGGCGCGGCATAGGGGAAAACATGAGTCAGGCTTTTAATTTAAGTCAATTTGCCAATAAAGTAAATACATCAGGACAAGCAGATTTAACAACTGCGGTTACTGGAACACTTCCACAAGGCAATGGCGGAACAGGATTAACAACACCAGGAACATCAGGCAATGTATTGATGTCCAATGGCACAGATTGGGTAAGTGGCACTATTTATGCCACAAGAAATAGAATTATTAACGGTGCTATGCAAATTTCGCAAAGAGGAACATCTTTTACGGTTGACGGTGTAAACACATATAGTTTAGACAGATGGCAAGTAGAAGATGCTACTGATGGAGTTTTTACTGTAGCTCAATCTTCTGATGCTCCTAGTGGGTTTGTTAATTCATTATTAGTAACTGTAACAACTGCTGATGCAAGTATTGGAGCAACTCAAGTAGCATTGGTAAGACAAAGAATTGAAGGTTTAAATGCTACAGATTTAGCTTGGGGAACTGCTAATGCTCAAACAGTTACATTATCTTTTTGGGTTAAATCTAGTTTAACTGGAACTTTTGGTGGAGCAATTTTAAATTCTGCTGCAAATAGGTCATATCCATATACTTATACAATTTCTTCTGCAAATACTTGGGAAAAAAAATCAATAACTATTGCTGGTGATACAACAGGAACTTGGTTATATGACAATGGTATTTTTGCTCAAGTAGATTTTAGCATGGCCGCTGGTTCTACTTATTTAGGAACAGCTAATACATGGGCAGGAACTTTATATTTAGGTGCAACTGGACAAACACAAATAATGTCCACTTTAAATGCTACATGGAGAGTAACTGGTGTGCAATTTGAAATAGGCACAACTGCAACACCATTTGAACGCAGACTTTATGGACAAGAGTTAATAAATTGCCAACGATATTATTGGAGAGCTATACAAAATTCTGTTAGTGGTTCTGCTGGAATAGGTTTTTGCATGGGAGGTGTTTCTTCTTATTCAAGAGCGCAAATACCTTTACCTACTACTATGAGATCAATACCAACAATAACATTTAGCACAGGTGCAAATCCTGTAGCTTTATATAGTCCTGGCGGTGGCGGTGGAAATATAAATAGTGTTGGTGGAAATTATAGTCTTAACAACACAAATATGCTTTCTTTAGATGGAACTGTATCAGGAGGAACATTAAATAATGGCGGTATTTACCTTGTTTATTTAAATGGTGGATCTGCATTTTTAGATGCATCATCGGAGTTATAAAATGGAAAATTATAAATTAGGAAGTAAAGATTTTAATGGTAATTTAGGTGGAATTATTCGTTTATCAGATAATGCTTGTATTCCTTTAGATCAAAATAATACAGACTACCAAGACTACCTAAAATGGCTTGCTGAAGGCAATGAGCCTTTACCAGCAGACGAACCAACAGATACACCAACTGTTTAATATATAATAAGATAAAACCATCCGCCTTCTGTAAGTATATAGGGGCGTTATTAACCTAGTGAGGAAAACATGGCTATCTTTAATAAAAATACACTTGCTCAAGTAAGTGGTTTTGACAACCCAATTATTGCAGGTGAGTTGGTTTATAATCAACAAACTTACTGGAATCTAGTATTTACTTCTAACGATGTTCCTGTTGATTTAACAGGCGCTACAATTTCAGCTTCAATCATTCGCAGAGCCGTTACTAATATCCATGATAGTCGTTATGGTCTAACCTTTGACATAGCAGATTACTCACCGCCACCTTCCGCAGTTAATCTTACTATTACTAATAGGATTGATGCTAGCGGAACATTTACTCTTGTTATTGATGAAGGCTCATGGGGTGTTATAGCATCCGATCCTCAATTAGATATTAATGCTGAAAATTGTGTAGGCTTTTCAGGTCGCATTAAAATTTCATTCCCAGCAGTAGGAACAACACCAGCACAAGATTCAATTATCTTTTTATTATTCTTGGTTCGTTCTGATGGCGTAATAAATTAATTATGGCTACATTATCAATCACCGCAGCACCAGCGAATGAGGTAGCCGTTTCAGTTAATACAACTGATGTTACATTATCTCAAGGCACTACTCTTAATGTTGAAGTAATACCTACACCTGCAACAACTGTTGTTGTTGATCGCGGTGTCACAGGCGCATCGGGCTATTCAGGTTATTCAGGCTATTCAGGCTATAGCGGTGCTGGAGTTAGTGGCTTTAGCGGAATATCAGGCTATAGCGGATTTAGTGGTATATCAGGATTTTCGGGAACTTCAGGATTTTCAGGATCAGGTGTAAGTGGTTATTCCGGCTATTCCGGTTCGGGCATAAGTGGTTATTCAGGTTATTCAGGTCAATCAATTTCAGGTGTTAGTGGATTTTCAGGCGCATCAGGAATATCAGGATTTTCGGGATTTTCAGGCGCAGTTGGCGCTAGTGGCATATCCGGCTATTCAGGTTTTTCAGGAAGTGGCGTAAGTGGATATTCAGGAATAAGTGGATTTTCAGGATGGTCAGGCGAAGTTGGACAATCAGGAATTTCGGGATATAGCGGATATAGTGGCGCGGTTGGAAGTAGCGGCATTAGCGGATATTCAGGATTTAGTGGAAGTGGAATTTCAGGTTATAGTGGCTGGTCAGGCATATCAGGATATAGCGGATCAGGCGTTAGCGGATATAGCGGTTTTTCAGGTATATCAGGTTATAGCGGAAGTGGCATTTCAGGATATTCAGGATTTTCAGGCTATAGCGGACAACAAGGCGCAAACATTAATATCGTAGGTGAAGTTGCTACACCTGCAAATCTTCCACCAAGTGCAAATATTAATGATGCTTATATTGTTACTTCCGATGGCAATTTATATGTTTGGAATGGATCAACTTGGTTTGATGCTGGACAAATTGTAGGGCCACCTGGTGCTAGCGGCATATCAGGATATTCAGGATATAGCGGACAAGTTGGCGCTAGTGGATTTTCAGGCATTAGTGGATTTAGTGGACAGTCAGGATTTAGCGGCGCAGTAGGTGAATCAGGCATTTCAGGATTTTCAGGCGCTAGTGGAATTTCAGGCTTTTCAGGAATTTCAGGCGAAAAAGGCGATAGCGGAATATCAGGATTTAGTGGAATTTCAGGATGGTCAGGATTTTCAGGACAAGTTGGTAATAGCGGAATTAGTGGCTATAGCGGATATTCAGGACAAAATGGCGCACAAGGCGAATCGGGAATTTCGGGATATTCAGGATATAGTGGATCAGGTATAAGTGGATATAGCGGATATTCAGGCGCAGTTGGCGATTCAGGATTTTCGGGCTATTCAGGATTTTCGGGCGCAGTTGGCGAATCGGGAATTTCGGGTTATAGCGGTTTTTCAGGAAGCGGTGTAAGCGGTTATTCAGGTTATAGCGGTAGCGGTGTATCAGGCTATAGTGGCTTTAGTGGCTATTCAGGCATTGGCACTTCAGGCTATAGTGGAATATCAGGGTATAGCGGATATTCAGGCGTGCCAGGACTTGGTGGCACAGTAGCGGCTTGGGGATCATTTTGGGATACAACAAATCAAACCGCAACTATTAATACACCAACCGCAATAACATTTAATAGTTATGATGCTAATTCAAGGGATGTATCTATTGGATCACCAACATCAAGAATTGTATTTGCCGACACAGGCACTTATAGCCTTACTTTTTCCATTCAATTTACAAACACTAGCACCGCATTAGGAGCAACTCAAGTTTGGCTAAAGAAAAATGGCACAAATATTGCAGATACAAATTCTCATTATGATGTTCCTGATAAACAAGGAAGTGCTTTTTCATCAGAAATATTAACTGTTAATTTTGTTTTTGATATTACTGCAAATGATTATGTTGAATTATATTGGCAAACTACTAATGCAAATGTATCTATACAAACTATTGCAGCAAGCGGTGGATATCCAAGAACACCATCAATCATTCTTACTGCAACACAAGTAACCTATGCAATTTCAGGATTTAGCGGATATAGTGGATTTAGCGGATTTAGTGGATATTCAGGAATTTCAGGCTATAGTGGAAGTGGTATAAGTGGCTATTCCGGTTTTAGTGGCGAGGTTGGAGCAAGCGGAATTTCGGGATATTCAGGATTTTCAGGAATTAACGGAAGCGCTGGCGCAAGCGGGTTTTCAGGATATAGCGGACAAAACGGAACTAACGGCGCTTCAGGCATTTCCGGTTATAGTGGTTATAGCGGATCAGGTATAAGTGGCTTTTCAGGCTTTTCAGGTTATAGCGGTGTTCAAGCAAGTTTAGTAGGAAATTTAATTTATAATGCTTATACTGCTACTGCTGCCCAAACATCATTTACAACAACAAATACATATACTGCAAATAAAATACAAATTTCAGTTAATGGTGTTATATTTGTAAATGGAACTGATTGCACAGTATCAGGTGGCACTACATTTACAACATTAGCATTAGCTTCAGGCGATAGGGTATTAGCTATATATCCAATTTAAAGGATTAACATGGACAAGATAACACAAGATGCATTGGCATACTTTAAAAAGTATGACTTGAATCACTACAGATTTTTACTTACAAACAACTTTGAACGAGCAGTTTTTCTAAAAGGCGATCCCGTCTTTCCTAGAGAAGCTACTCGTTATCTATGGGCTAACCGCAATTTATTAGGCAAGAATATTCTTGAAATAGGTTGCTCCACAGGTTATGGCTCTCAATTTCTTCCTAATGATGCAAACTATATAGGTTTAGATTACGATCCTCTTATTATAGAGGTCGCACGCGAACAGGAATGGGGCTTAAACGCATCTTTTACAAATGCTGATATCAACACCTATCCTTTAGCTCAATATGACACCATAATCGCTTTTGAATTGATTGAGCATCTTGATAACGGACTTGAAATAGCTCAAATGCTAAAGAATCATTGTAGAAGGCTTCTTCTTACAACTCCGCATAATGAGCCTGTAGGATTTTGGGGTGAGCATCATAAACTTCATGGCTTAAATGAATCACACTTTCCTGACTTTCAATTTAATTATATTAATGAGCATGGATTTATTTCAAAAACTTTGCCTGAAATTAATGAGAACAATAAATTCAATCTTATGATTATGAGGTGGGATCGTGGATAGTGTTTTATGTTCGGTAGCGACTAGAGGTCGTTATCAAACTACTTTACCTTTAACGCTTAACGCTATAATTAATCAGACAAAAAAAGTCGATAAGCTAGTTATCTTTGATGATAATGATGATCCACAAGATATGCGAAAAGAATTGGTGTATAGCTATTTTTTTCAAATGCTTACTATTAAAGGCATTGCTTGGGAATGGGTTTATGCTGGCAAACAAGGGCAGCATTACATTCATCAAATGGCTAACACTATGGGCTTTGATTGGGTATGGCGCGTTGATGATGATGCAATACCCGAACCCAATGTCTTACAAAACCTTTTTAATTACACTCATAAAAATGTAGGCGCAGTAGGCGGCGCAATACTAACACCGCCATTTCAATTTCAAGATCAAAAACCTACAGGAAAGATAGAGCTTATTAATAGAGAACCTAACATTCAATGGTCTTTTATTAACAAGGTCAAAGAGGTTGAGCATCTTCATTGTTCGTTTCTTTATAGAGCTGGGGTGCATGATTATCATCTAGGGCTTTCAAGAGTAGCGCATAGAGAAGAAACATTATTTACTTATGGCCTATTTAAAAAAGGTTATAAAATTCTTGCCGTTCCTAATGCTAATACTTGGCACTTTAAAAATCCTAATGGCGGAATAAGAAGCGAATCAAATGAAATTCTTTATGGGCAAGATGAAACTGTATTTAATAACTTAATTAATTATAGTGATAAAACAATTGTAATATTAACAGGTGGCATGGGCGATCATATAGTCTTTACCCATGTAATGCCTGACATTACAAATGCAGAAATATTTACTTGTTATCCTGATATAGTGCCAGGCAAATCTATTGCTGAAGCGCATCAATTATTTGGTAACATTGATCCTTGGAATGTTTATATTAAAATGCATCAATGGAAATGGAAAGGCAGCCTTGAGGATGCTTATAGAAAGATGTATCTATGATTATCATTAGCCCTTATTCAAAAGCTTTAAAGAATGGAAAGCCTAATGCTAAAAATTATCCTTATTGGAAGGAACTTATTAGACTGATTAAAGAACCAATAGTTCAAGTAGGCATTGAAGGTGAAGAACAATTG